TTACGTTCCTTGGACAAATTCTGAAAAAAAATCTCCAGCGCAATTGCATGGTGTTAAATATATAACAGAGCCGCATAGGGCAAAAAAACAAGATATTTCTGCTTATTGTGCAACTTATGTTTTAGAAAATTTTAAGCAGGTAATCGAATTGTTGGAGTCAGGGAGCGTTCCTTTAAAACCATTTCTAGGAGAATCTTTTTGTGTTGAAGAATGGAAGTGGGAAATATTAAATGGATTGGAGGCCAAAAATAAAAAAGTTTATGAGGCTATGCATGATAAATTGCGATTGTTTTTTGTGGAATCGGCAGTACACACTCTACTATCAATAATAATGTTGAAACCTATTCATAAATATTTAGTTGGAGGACCTTTTGGGTTAGCTTTAGGAATAAATGGAGGTGCTTTTAAAGCGTTAGCTCGAGAATTTTTAGCTCAAGGAACTAAACCAAGGCCCAGCTATACTGAACATTTACCAAGATCAGATGCTAAAATATTGGATTTTATATACGATTTATATCCAGAATTAATTGAAAGAATGACTATTGAATTGGATATATCAGCTTTTGACCAATCTCTACTGTATACGATACTAGTAGCAGTAGCACTTTTTTATTGTGCATTTTATGATTATGAAAACGATCCGTTATGCCAGATATTGATGGCAGACATTGGTTTTAGGCTGTGCGTAAAGTTTTTACACATGGTAGGAATAGAAAAAGCTTATGTAGTCTTGGGAATGATGTTCAGTGGAAAATTTGAGACTTCAACAGGTAACACCATATATCAAACGTATGTATTTGTAGCTTATATACATAATAAATTGAAAATATATGCTAATCATCCTCAGATTCATCTCTTGTATATAGCGTGGCAATATAATCTGATTAATTTTAAATTTCAAGGTGATGATTTAGCAGGAGCTTATCCAAGAATTTTTTCGGAGTTATTTAATATGACTTACGCAGATTATGCGGAGTGGTGTTTAATGTATGGTTTGATAGTGAAAGTAGGTTATGGTGATAAACGTATAATAGGTCGTAGTTTTTTTTATAGTTCTAATGGAGTCTGGGAAGAGGATGAAAATAAACATGAAGATAGTCTAGTTTTTTTAAAAAATCAAATTTGTGTTACTTATGAAGATGATATAGAAGTGGGCATATTACCTTATCGACCGACCTCAGACTTGGTGTTTAGACTAGGAAACTCAGATAAATCTTCTGAGAATATAGAAGGAATATATGCGAAGACGTTGAGTATAGCTATGATAAGTCTAGGAAATAGGGAAGCGTATGAAATTGCTCATCGTTTATATGATATAATAGTTGCTAAAACGGACATTGATTTTAGTAAAGTATCTGAGCAGATAGAACAGCTTTCAAAGACATCAAATGCTTTATATCAATTAGCAAAAGATAAAGATAGCTATAAAACATTTCCTGATCTAAGGGGATTGAGAATTAGGCATATGCAGGAATTGATGCCTGTGCCAGAGATCTTGCATCCATTTGCTCTAAATATTCATTTAGAGGTGGTTGAATATGATATTTAAGTTTTTGGAAAAGTGGGAAGTTAAAACAGTAGTTTCTTATTGAAGTTAAATGCTTCGGAACTATTATAATATTGCACTTTTCTTTTCTTAATATCGAAAAATAAATAAAAATACAAAATTTAAAAATATAAAAACA